TCAGCTTTGACTGAGGCTTCCGACGTTACCGCAGTACAGCTCGGTGACAGCACTGTGACTGTAACTCTTGCAGAGTACGGTAACGCTGTAGTCACAACAGCGAAACTGCGTGGCACTTCGTTCCTTAACGTAGACGCTGACGCTGCGAACATCATCGGGTACAACATGGTTGACTCGATTGACAAGATTGTGTCTGATGTCGCTAACGGCGGCACCAACGTCATTTATGGTGGCACTCGTACTTCGCGTGGCACTTTGACCGCTACTGACATCATTACCGCAGACAAAGCCCGTCAAGCTGTAGCCGAACTTCGTTCAGCTAACGCACCTGGCTTTGAGAACGGCAATTATGTCGGCATGATCCACCCTGACGTGGCTTATGACCTTCGCAGCGAAACCGCTGTAACTGACGTAATTGCTTTCCAAATCCGTCAAGATAGCGCCGCTGTTCGCAACGGTTCCATCGGCGTATTCGGTGGCATTGAATTCATTGAGAACCCACGGGCAGGACTGATCGCTGATGGCGGTTCAGGAAGCGTTGACGCATACCAGACTTTGATCTGTGGCCGTCAAGCTCTTGCCAAGGCGTTCTCACGAGCCCCTGGCTTTGGTGAAGATCCTTCAGTGGTCTTCGGTCCTGTGACCGATACTCTCCGCCGGTTCAACCCGGTTGGCTGGTACCACCTTGTTGGGTACGGACGTTTCCGTGAGGCTGCTTTGCAGCGCATTGAAACTGCGTCCAGCATTGGAGCTAACTAATAGTTAGTTTCTGACAGATTTGGGGGGGTTGGGTTTCCCCCTTTCCCCAGCCCCCCCATTTCTTTGCTATTCTTGCTATTAGCGAGGAATCAGTATGCCTAAAGTAAATGGAAAAAAGTACCCGTACACCGCTAAAGGTAAAATGGCGGCGAAGAAAGCGCGTGCTAAAAAGCGGAGTAAGAAGTAATGGCCGGTTCATCGAGTGATGGGAATGTCACGATTCGGCCCAAACCCATAACCGGGACCGGAGGAACTAAACGTGGCTAGTGGCCTTTTCTGCCTGCCGATGGAATATAACTTGGAGCAGACAGCGAACTTTAATATTGATTTTAATGATACGACTGCTGATCGTTTCAAAGTTATGTTGACGACCAGCTCGTACACACCGAATTACAGCACTCATTCTGTTAAGTCTGATGTGAGTAACGAGGTGTCTGGTACTGGGTACACTGCGGGTGGGAAGTCTTTGACTTCTATTACGTTTGCTACGAGTGGTGGGACTATCACTTGGGATGCAGCGGATGTTGAGTGGACTTCAAGCACGATTAGTGCTGCTCGTTACGCAGTGATTTACGATGATTCGTTGACGAATGATCCGTTGATTGGGGCTGTTGATTTCGGTGGGGATTTCTCTACTACGGCAGGAACATTCAAAATTACTTGGAACGCAAGCGGAATCTTTACGCTTGACTTGACCCCGTAGGAGTAACTGATGGCAATTCCAACCTCCGGTTATCCAACAACGCTTGACGATACGAACGCTACGCCTAGCGCAACGGTTGAGTTTCCTCAGCCAGCTTCGTCTACTGATTTAGATGCAACGAACGTTGAACATGATTTGTTGCATAAGAATCTGTCGTTAGCGATTGTTGCTTTGCAAACGAAACTGGGGATCACTGACTCGAACGCTACTAGCGGTACTTTGTTGCAGGGTACGGGTGCTGGTAGTTCGTCGTGGTCTTCTACGTTGCCTGCTGTGACTCTTGGGGGAGCTGTCACTGGTGGCGACCAGGTGATGTCGGCGGTTACGCATAAGGATTATTCCGAGACTGTGTATGCCGGTGGTAATACTGGTACTTCGCAAACGCTTGCGGAAACTAACGGCAATGTTCAGACATGGGATATGAATGGTAACTGTACGTTCACTATGCCTTCTGGTTCTGGTTTACAGGCCGGTACTTCGTTGACGTTGATTCTTACGCAGGACGGCACAGGTGGCCGTACTGGTGCGTTTACTGGTGTTAAGTGGGCTGGCGCTGCGACTCCTACGTTGAGCACTGGCGCTAACGACATAGACATTTTGACGTTCATTACGTTTAATGGCGGGGGCTCACCGGTTTGGTACGGGTTTGTTGCTGGTCAGGATATGAGTAGCTAATGCCTTTAGGGGCTGCTAAAGCGGCGTTACTTGGTGCTGCTGGTAGCGGCGGTGCTGAAGGTATGGAAGCTATTGCCAAAGTTGTAATGGATGGCACAGGCGTTACGGTAAGTTTTACGAGTATTCCGCAAACGTATCGTCATTTGCGAATTGTAATGGCTAACGGTAGACGAGACAGTTCAGGCAACCTTGGTATGTATCTCGTTTTTAATAGCAACACGACTGTTGGTGATTACGGTGGTTGGTTACAGTTTCATGCTGGCCCAAGCATTACTCGTGCCGATACTTACTGGCCTCCTTTTGGTGACATTCCAAGCACGACTAACAGTTCTGGGGCTGTGTGGGATGTTCCTGATTACGCTAATGCTTCTATTGGTCACAACACGCAATGGCAGTTCGGGGCAGACCAAACGAATAGTGGATATCGAGGTATCGGTACCACAAATTGGCATCCGTCATCTTCAGCAGCGATAACTCAAATTGATGTTACTTCTAGCGGTTCGTCGGCTGGTGATTATTTAGAAGCGCCAACAACGTTTACATTATTCGGAATAGGGACTGCTGCTTAATGTCGTACGAAATTTTTGCGGAAGGTACGCTAACAGGAACAGCAACAAGTGTTGACTTAACCTCAATTCCTCAAACTGCTACACACCTCGAACTTTATTTCAACAGTCGATCTAATAAAGCAGACGCTAGCCACCGTGGCGGCGGTGTTAGATTCAATAACATCAGCAGCAACAATTACGGTATTGGCGGCAATTACGGAGAAGATAGCACTACATCAGCCGTGTGGAATCGGACTATGAATACTCGTGATTGGGTTGACGATGCGATCAGGCATTGGAACAACAGTGCTACGGCTGATTTGTTTGCTCCTTCAAAAATGATGATTCCGAACTACACAAGTACGACTATTGGATCAAAAGGCTTAATTATTCAAAACTCTGTATGGGGCGAAAACACAAGTACTTATTGGATAATGCAAGCAATGGGGGATTGCACTACTAGTTCAGCAATAACTCAAATTACTATTTACCCTGAATCAGGTTCGTCTTTTGTGGCTGGGACTTCTTACTATTTAGCTGGGTGGGAATAATGGCTAACGCAGTCACCAAAATAGAAACCCTATCGGGGTCAGGTTATACCGTAGATTTTAATTCAATTCCTAGTACTTACGATGATCTTATGGTTATTGGTAGCGCAAAAACCGATCAGACTAGCAATGGAAGCGTTGCAGGCAACAGTTTTTATTTCCGCTTTAACGGCGATAGTTCCAACGATTATGCATACGGTTACTGGGGTACTTCTGCTGCTGGTTACGATGAGGCTTTGCAAACTAGCATTAGCTCAGTCTCACTTCCGGGCTGTGCAACAAGCCAAAGCAGCAACGCAGGGTGGGGCCATTTTTATATTCACATCCCGGGTTACAAACAAACTACAAGCCAAAAAAGTTTTCTGTACCAAGGTGGTTTTGCGTCAGCTTCCCGAGGGGCTTTTATTGCTGCTGGAAACTGGAATAAAACGGCAGCAATTACATCAATGTCAATAGGCCCGCTCTACGGCCAATACGTTTCAGGTACACGCATGACGCTTTATGGAATTACTAACGCTTAAGGAAAATTATGCCAACAAAAACGGTAGTTGATTGTTCAACTGGAATTACAACAGAGGTTGAATTAACAGCAGAAGAAGTAGCTGACATAGAAGCTATGCGGCAAGCAGCAGAAGAACAGCAAGCCGCAGCAGACGCAGCGGCAGCACAGAAAGCTGCTGACCGAGCCTCAGGTAACGCCAAACTTGTAGAGCTTGGTTTGACTGACGACGAAATTGCTGCGCTAACGACGTAATGAAACTTGTTGACGCCCCCGGCAAAGTAAACACCGGACGGCCACTAAAACCATTCGGCATAGTCGTCCACCACACAGCCTCAAACCGCAACGCCAACCCCGACAACGTGGTAGCGATGTGTGTGCGAGGTGTCAACAAGGTGCCCGGACCTCTATACAACTACCTCATCAAACGTGACGGCACCATCATGCAGCTCACCGCTGAAAACGTGAAAGCCAACCACGCTGGTCGAGGCATGGGTGACGTGCTTGCACGCATGAAAGCAGATCGCCCCATTAAAGGTAACGCTACGGCTGCGGGGAAAGTCACAGCGAACGGCTCACTTATCGGTGTGTCGTTCATTAATGACGGCTTGGGGGAAGACATTCCGCAGGAACAGATGGATGCAGCGGTAACGTTGTGCGCTTACCTGTGTTTAACAAACGGGTTCAGTCCTTTCACTCGCGTGATAGGACATAAAGAATGGTCGTCACGTAAGGTGGACCCGTCGTTTGATATGTCAGAGTTTCGTGCAATGGTCGCCCATGAAGCGAACATAGCGAAACCAGAGATCAAGTTACCGAAAGAACCCGAAGATGGTTTGGTGCCGTTCCCAGGTGTTCTGAAGAAGGGCTCACGGTCTGCTGCTGTGAAGTTTGTTCAGGAACGCATAGGTGCGACCCCAGATGGTATTTTTGGGAGGAACACGAAAGCAAAACTTATGAGATGGCAGCGAGCTAAAGGGCTTGTTGCTGACGGAATCGTTGGGCCTCGTACATGGTCAGCGATGCAACTGCAAAGGAATGACATTGTTCAACCAGCGTTTTATTAAAGATTCACTCGAACGTGGAGTATCTACGTTCGCACAAGCATGGGCCGCAGCTATGGCTATACCTGGCCCCGACTGGGTTGATGCTCTGAAGGTCGCAGGTGTCGCTGCGCTTATCTGCATGGCGAAGGCTGTGGCGGCTACTCGCGTGGGGGATTCAGAATCGGCTTCTCTTAGCAACTAGAAATGAGGCTGTACGGTGACGCAGTATCGTCAAACGGGGGTTCAATATAGC